CCCCCCTACCCCCCCGTACGGCTACGGCGGATGCAGGCGCCGTCTCCTTACCATGACGAGCGGCCGTCATGCAACAGGCTCCTCGGGCTTCCTGCGCGCCCGTTTGCGGCCCGATCTCTTGGCAGGCTGTAGCGGTAGCCCCCCATCGACGAAAGCGCCTAGGACGGCCTGCTGGAGCCGTTCCGCGCCGACCTTTGCGACCCATCGCTCTAGTTCGGTCGCCAGCCAGTCGCGTTGCCGTAGCGTGTGCGCTCGCTGCGACGCACGCCGGCAGGGGATGCAGTTGTAGGTACTGGTCCACCTGGTCGTTCCGCCGCACTTCGGGCAGGGCGTGTGCTCGTAGGTGCGCTCTCCGGCCGCAACGGCCGCATCCCGAGCGGCACAACGCGGGCGTCCGATGGCCCGAGCAGGGCCGTTCTTGCGCGGTCGGCCGCGCGGTCGAGGTTCCATGCCCTCGCAATATCCAGCCGACGCGGCGGCGTCAAGAAAAAGACCCACGGACGGCCGTTGCTACGCGACGCATGAGCCTCTAGGCGCCCTCGACTGGCTCGCGGCTGGAAGGAGACCGCGTACGCCTGTGCTCATGCCGCGGCCTACGCCGCGCGTCCGTGGTGGTGTGCTGTGCTAAGTCGCCGCGCACGCCGCAATGGCGCACGCAGCCACGGAAACCGCGACGCACCACGTCAGGGCAACCGCGCTGTCGCTCTCGCGCCGGTGGTGCCGACGCTGCTGCGACGAAGATGGAAGGCCCTCGCTGGTCTCGGTCAGCCGGTCAGGACTACCGAGACGGACGCCGGGAGCGTCATGTTGGGCGTGTGGGAGCGTCTCCAGCGATGGCACGGTGTTCTTGTAGGGCTCGTTGGCTGCCATGCAACTACACGACGTCGGCGGTCCAGGCGATCCGCACGGCGCGGCCCGACCAGCCGTCGCCAAAGTCGCTGGCGCCCACCAGCGACGCCGACGTCACCCGCATCATCGGCGAGCCGTCGCGCCAGGTGCGCATCGCCGCGACCAGCGCGTTGCACTCGGCAAGGACCGTGGCATCGCCCTTCTCGCGCGGCGCGTAGATCGCCACCAGCACGGTGCCGCTCCAGCGGTAGCGGTCTAGGTCGGTGACCACGACGGCGCTGTCGATGGTCGTCGTCACTCGAGCCCACGGCGTCGCGTAGTCCGGCACCGGCGAGTTGTCGATGACCACCGGCATATCGCCGAGCGTGTCGAGCACGACCTGGCGCACCGTCTGCAAGACGTCCGTCGTCGTCGTCACAGCGCAGCCACCAGCACGCCCTTGAGAATGCGCGTGATCGTGCGGATCCAGGCCTGCTCAATCATCTCCTGCACGCGGATGCGTTGCGTCAGCATCCGGTTCTGCGCCTCGGCGCTCAGCGCCTTCAGCAACGGCGCGACGTTCTCGCCGCGCGCGATGCGCACCGGCATCAGCGCCGCATCCTCTGCCATGCGAGCCAGCGCCATGCGCGTCTCCGGCCCATACGTTGCGTCGAGGCCTGCAAGGATCGCGTGCAGCTCGTCCTTGAGGATGGACTCGATCTGGTTCGGTTCGGCCACGGCATCACCTCAGGCCGCGCGCCTTGGCGTCGGCGAGCACACGCTGGCCCCAGGCCTCAAGCGCGCGCAGGTGGATCTGCTTCGCGGCCTCGTCGAGCTTGGCGTCGCCGTTGACGTACTCCGTCATCATCGGCGCGAACCAATCGTAGGTTGCGAGGTCGGCGCTTGCGCGCTGGGCATCGGGACAGGCGCAGCCGGCAAAGGCCAGCGACGCCAGGAACAACAAGCGGCGGATCTTGTGCATGGTCACTTCTTCTCGTGTAGCTCGGTGATGATCTGCTGGATCATCTCGATATTGGCCTGGTTGTGCGCGCGGCCGCTTTCGATGATCTGGCGCGTCGAGTCCGCGAAAGTCTTGGTCGATGCTTCGACGGCATCGCCAAAGTCGGCGGAGATCTTCGCCACCGTGTCGCCGTGCTCCTTGCGCATCTCGCTGATGCTGCGCAGGAACAGCACGACGACGAAGATCATCATGCCGGCCGTGCCGCTGCCCAGCAGTTCCTTCCACCCGACCTCAGCCGCCGAGGTGGCCTGGACGCCGAGCATGGACAGAGCGCCGACAACGGCGCAGGCGGTGATCGTTCCTCCGGTGTTCATACGGCGCACTCCCAGGTGATGACATCCGCAGCGGTGAATGGCTGCGCGTTGGCGGTTTGCAGGTTGGCGTGATCGACCACCATGCCGATCAGCGCGTCGAGGATGTCGCGGTTGCTCGTGCCTGGAGCAGGCTCGTACCCGACCATCCCATCGAGCACGCCGGCGACAGGCTCCGTCAAACGGTAGTCCAAGCAGTGCTCGACGTGCGTCTCGTGCTGATGAATGTGCGGCCGCGACAAGATGATCCTCGCCATGTTAGTAGGCGGTGAGCTCGGTCCAGGTGACCGTGCAGCCGAACTGCCAGGTGCCCGTCGCCGGCACAGTGGCGCGGATCACGAAGCCTTCGTTCTGCGCCAGCACAAGCGGCGACTCGCTGCCAGGGTCCGCATGGAACAGGTCGACCATTGGGATCCACTGCGTGGACGTCGTCGTGCCGAAGGTCGCTGAGTATTGCGCAATCGCTTGCGCGTCGAGCGTCTTGGTGCCCGCCGTCAGCGCCGCCGTCGAGCTGATGCGCGCCGCGCCGAGCAACGTCGTGCCCATGCTTGTGCGCTGCTTCTGGTTGTTGCCGGTCAGCGTCGCCGGCGTGCCGCCCGAACCGTCAGCCGTCCAGCTGCGCGCGGCCAGCACGTCGACCTTGCCGAAGCCGGCCGCGAACGCCGTCGCGCTGCCGCTAAGTCCGTCCCAGATGATCGACGTCACGACGCAGATGCGCGTCGCGTCAGACCATCGAAACTGGAACACCTCAGAGTTAGCAGCCAAGCCCGCTGCCATCGTGCCGGATAGCAGCGACAACCGGTAGCTGCCCAGCGCGCCGTGGTCGAGCGGGCGCAGCGTCGTGCGCATTGAGCGGTAGTTGGTGCCGTCAACTGCCGCGACCGTGCCGTCGAAGCCCTGAACTTGTATTGCCATGTGTTAGCTCCATCTCCAGTGGACCGTCCACGCGCCGTAGATGCGCGTGCCGAGCCCACCAATGCTGCTGCCCGCGTTGCCGTAGACTGTCGCCGCGGCGCTGCGGAACGTGCTGATGCCCGCAGCAGTCACGGGCTCGTTGAGCTGCGACGTGTTTTGCGCGTAGATGTCGAACGAAGTGTTGGCGACGATGTTGCCGCACGTCACGCTAATCGTCTCGACGCGGTGCTCGTCGGCCGTGTGGTCGATGGTCGACTGCGCAACAAGCCAGGCTTGCAGCGTGCTCGTCGCCAGGATGCCGGTCTGACCAGTGACCGTGACCTTCGCGTCGCTGCCGCCGGGAAACGCGCCGAAGTCGATCTCGGTGTAGCCCGACGTGCCGCTGCCGCCGCCGCCGCCAGTCGCAGACAGCGTCGTGCCCGTCAGCAACAAGCCGCTGCCGACCGTAATCGCCTCAGAAGGACCAGCGCCACTAGCAGAGCCGCGGCCGAGCAGCACGCTGGCCGGATAGTTTGGCACGTCGTTGGTGCGGCCTGCGCCAAGCACCAGGATCTCTCCGTTGCTGCCGTTGACACGCAGCACGCGGCCGATGTTTTGCACCAGCGCTGTCGACGCCGTCGGGCGCGTGCCAGTCAGGCCGCCGCCGACTGCGACGTAGGCCGTCTGGTTGATCGAGTAGCCCAGCGTATTGAGCCCAGGCAGCACGCCGACGGCAATCGTGCGGCCGAACTCGTTAGGCGCCAGGTCCTGCTCGAGCAGGCCGATGGCAGGCATCTTCGCCGGGTCGCCGGCGTCAGCCGCTGCGATCTCGACCGTCGTCGTCGCGCCGACGCTGCCCGTGACGTAGACCGGCGTGCCCTTCGTCAGCGTGCCAGCCGTCGTGTTCTTGCATCTGACGTGGACGTCGACGTCGGCGTAGAACCGCATCCCGCCGTCGACGTCGCGCGTGACCTCGACCTCAACCAGGCCGTTGCTCTGACTGTCGATTCCGCCGACGACGTTGAGGAAGTCCTTTTGCAGGACGACCTTCTCGAATCCGCCAGTCTCGACCGGCCCGACGCCGGCAGCGCCCTGCGGCACCAGCGGCATCCGCATATAGCGGCGCGCGTAGAACTGGCTGACTTCGCGCTGCTGCGTCCGGCGACGAACCAACAACTGCGTCGGGGTCTCACCCGACGAGCCAGGCTTCAGCACCGGCGGCAGCGCCATCTATCAGATCTCCTCGAACGTCACAGCCGCGTGCCAGTTGGTCGTGCCCGTCGGCGCAGTCGGCACGCGCATGACGAAGGCCTCGGCGCTCGCCGGCGCGAAGACGATCTCCTCGCCAGGCGCAGGCACCCAGACGTAGCCGGTGAGGTTGTTGAAGGCATCGTCGACCACAGGCGTGAAAGCACCGGCCCCCTCACTGGTACTGGCTGTCCCTGCCGTACCAGCAGCAGCACTCGCGCCACCCGTGATCGACGACGCGGAATCTGCCTCGTTGTGCTTTGCCAGCAACGGCTGCGTGCCGCCGCCGACGTTGACCGAAGTCAGGCCGGTCGCATAGGCGCTGGCCTTGCGGCCGAGCTGCACGCGGACCTGCTCGCTCGTCGCCGTGCCACGCTGAGACAGCGTGCAGCGCACGACCTTGATCGGCGTCGTGGTGTTGGGGCGAATGCAGACGAGAGTCGTCGCGGCCGAAATGGAGACCGCGCCGGTGGAGATCGTGAACGTTTTGCTCATGGCTAGAACTTCTTGAACCAGCGCGGCCCAGCGCCGAACTCGCCGAGCTGCTCAACCGACACGGTAAACAGCGTCGACGGCCCAGGCGTGTAGCCGTCAGCAGACTGCTCTGCCGACGTGTATTCAATCCAGCGGTCGCGGATGGTGTTAGTGCCCGTCGCGCTCGCCGTGATGGTCTTGATGCGCCGGATCTGCGTGCCGGTCGCGTCGTAAATGGTGAACCGGTAGCTCTCCAGCGGCTCGTCCATCGGATGCGGCGGCTGCGTGCCAAGCGTCAGCACGGCGCGGCTCCAGTTGTGCGTGACCGTGAAGCGCGCCGTCAGCGTCGTCGGGTCGATTGCCTTCGTGATGGTCCGCGGCAGCAGCGGCAGCGCGTTGCGGCGCCCCTGCACGAAGTTGATCGGCTCAACGTCGTCCAGGCTCAGGCCGCCAGGCACGATCTTGTAGGCCAGCGCCGTCGGCGCGATCTCGCCGGCGAACTCGCGGTAGTAGGTGTCGCCGTTGAGCAGCACGATGCGCGTGCCGGCAGGACAGGCCGCAACCGTGTTCTGCGCGACGTCAGCCGTGCCGCGCAGGCCGCGCAGCCAGCCCGACAGCGTGAACAAGCCGCCGCCCAGCGCCACTGCCGACGTAAACGCGGCGATCTCGGTCGTGCCGTCCGGCTTGACCAGCGCGACCCAGTTGCTGCCCGACACGACTTCCTTGGTCGTTCTGGAGGTGATCTGCGACTCGCTGTAGGCCGTGAACTGGACGTCGACCGACTGCGCCGAGACCACCAGCGGCGCAACGCCGACCTGCTCCGCCGGCGTCGCCGAGCCGAGCGAAGACGCCAGCTCGCCGGTGACGGCCCGCTTGCCGACGATGTCGACCAGGTCGTAGGTCGTGCCGTCGACGCTCTCGTAGATCGCAGCGCCGGCCCAAGGCCCGCCGTTGTAGCCGACCGCGATGTGCAGGCCTGGCTTGCGGTTCTGGCCTTCGCGCGTCGCCGGCGCGTCGACGATGACGACGTCAACGCTCGCCGGGCCGGGAATGCTGATCGGCGGCGTGCCGGCGGCCGACTGCGTCGGGCTGCCGACGTAGTTGGCGAGCTCGAGGTCTTCGGCGATGCAGACGATGCCAACGCGGAAGTCGCTGCCGATGTCGCGCTGAATGATCCGCCCGACGTGCTGCACGCCGTCGTCATCCGTCCAGGTCAGCAGGTCGCTTTCGAGCAGGTGGATGTACGAAGCCGGCAGCGTAAATCGGTAGCGCCGGCGGTTGACCCACGCGCGCCGCAGCAGCACCGCGGCGAGGTTCGCAGCCTCCTGCCGCGTCAGAACCATCTGCGCCAGGTCGATCTCCTGTTCGTTGGTGTGGTCGACGCCCTCGGGGTTGCGCAGGCCAAAGAACTGGTAGCCGTCGGCGTACTGGTTGTCGGGGTCTTGGTGCCGGATGCCGATCTTCGTCGGCAGATCCTCGGTCGCCATGTCTTCGACCGTCCACTTGTCGTCAGACGCGGCCTCGCCGTCGAGGCGCGTGCCGAAGTCGGAGAACGTCGCTCCGTTCTCGATGCTCTGCTCGTCGGCGTTGGCGAACTCGGTGAAGGCAAGGACGCCGTCGCGGTCTTGCACCATCAGCTGCCCGGCGATCAGGATCGGCTGGATCGCCGTGATCGCAGGCACAGGGCCGCGCAGGTACGCGCCGAGGAACGGGCGCTGCGTGATACTCGACACGTCGACCGTCGACGCCGCCAGGTCGCACCGCTCAACCATGATCGTCTGGATCGCGCGGCCCCAGTCCATCGACTGGTCGACGTCGATGATGGCCTCCATCGAGTACGGCAGCGAGTCGCCGAACTGCGTGGCGAAGAAGTCGTCGAGGCCTTGGTAGGAGACGCCGCGGTAGCCTGGAACGTTGCCGCTGCCTTTGTCTGCAACGATCAACGATGCCTCGCCTTGTGTTTCTGTGCCGCTGACAAAATAGTCGGCTGGAACAAACGACTGAGGAAACACTCCGTTGGAAAAGCCACTGTCAAGCGTGAACGTGACGTATCCAGGGTTTGTGGCACTTGCGCCATACGTTCCGCTTGTGAGTCCGTTTGGATACGTCGAACTGTTGACGTAACCGCCAAAGCGCACAGTGGTGTCGCCCAGTACTGTTCCGCCGCCGGTTCGAGCTGTGGCGTTAGTCAAGGCCCCGGCGTTTCGGAACTGCAACGGATCCCCCAACCGGAACGCAACATTCCAAGGCGGATTAGAAGATCGCGTTGCGGTAATATAGTAGGCAGGTATTGAGCCCGCAGGAATCACTTGCGCAATCGTGAAACCGGCTTCGGAAAACACAGCGTCGTCTACGCGGCGGATAGTTGCAGGAGCAAAAGCGTTGCCAGCTGTTGCGATAATGCCTGCTACGGTTTGCCCGCTGTAAGGCACCAACTCGATGTAGCTAGGCAGTGTCGTGTGCTGCTGCACGGCGAACACTTTCCAATAGCCGACGTTTAAGTTGCTGCCAGCCGTTTGCACCCAGTCTCGCAGCTCGACGGCGTCGTTCGCTGCGAATAACAGCGCAAAGTCTGGGTCAAGTGTGGTTTGCGATGTCAGACGGACGCGGCCGGAAACAATACTCAGCGCCATCCGGTTCGTCGTGATGCCGTAGATATTGCGCGTCGTGTAGATCAGCAACTTTCCGTTGCCGACCAGCTGACGCATTCGCAACGTAGGACGATCATTCAGCGCAACGGCTGCGTCAAAATAGACGCGGCGTTGCTGCAAGGCCCCGCCCTTGCTGCTTCCTAGGTTGGCATCGCGCGCTTTGCGTTGTTGCCACAGCGCGTGCGTCGGAACGCGAACTCGTGCACCGATAGCCCAGACGCGCGGAGCACCGGGTGCGTTGCTGCCGATGGGGCTGTCGAGCAGTCGAGGCGAGCGCGCGTTCTCTTTCTTGTTGCCCTGCAACGCGGGCATGATGACGAAGGCGTCGATCAGCGCCGAGCCGATCAGAACTGCCCAGCCGATGTAGGGAAGTGCAGCCGCCGCGCCGACCTGCGCCGCCGTCGGGACGCCACCGCCGACTGCGGCCAAGTATCCAGTGCTGCTGAACGCGCCGCCTGCTGCTAGGCCTTGGGCTGCTACAGAAGCCATTACTCGACCCCCCTGATGCGCCAGTAAGCAGCGACCGGATCAGCCAGAACCGCCTGCTGCACGATGCGGTTCTTGCCCCAGGCGTGAACGACGAGCTCTTGGCCCGTCGCGTCGTAGCCAACCGGGATCACGACGTGCCGCGCCTGCCGGCCGGCGTATACCTGGTAGATGTGCGCGCGTTCCGGCGACCAGACGCGCTCGCAGTAGGCGAGCAGGCCGCTCGTCAGCTGGTCGCCGGTCGGCAGAATGCCGTAGGCGCCGCTCTCCGGCAGCTCGAGGCCGCAGGCCCTGCAAGCCGCCCACGGCACGCCGACGCAGTCCAGCGCGCCGCCGATGGTCCGGCCGCGGTGCCCGACCTGCGTGCCGATGCAGCTGCGAACGGCCTCGACGAACTGCGCGCGCGGGATCACGCTTCCTCCGGCGGCTCGATGAGCTGCTGCGCCGATGGCGCGAACGGGTCTCCGCCGAAGTTGAGCACGTTGTTGAACTTGTCGCGGCAGGTGCCGATCAGGCCGTCGCAGCCGACCTGCACGATGGCGCGGTCGTTTACCGCGATGTCGAAAGGCGTCGGCGTCAGTAGCACGATGCGCTTGTCGCTGGCGCGGTAGTCGGCAATCGGAACGACGCGGCCGATGTTGTCGCCGCTGGTGAAGATCACCGCGCCGTCGCGGTAGAACTGGTCCGTGCCGGTGCCGGTACCCGTCATGCCAGCCACTTTGATCTCGTAGCGCGAGCGCGTGACCGTCGTCACCAGATAGCCGCGGCCGATGCGGTAGCCGATAGCGCTGTTGGGCTGCGTGTCAAACGGCGAGTCAACGAACACCTGCGTCGCGGTGTTGCTCAGGATCTTGCGGAACTGACCGGAGCCCGTCGTGATGCTG